TGATTAAAACAATCTCTGGAAATATTATTGATCTTGCAGAAGAGGGAAAATTTGACTATATTATCCATGGGTGTAATTGTTTTCACTCAATGGGCAGTGGCCTTGCTGGCCAATTAGTTAAACGATATCCCATGATTTTGGAAGCCGACAAGACAACTAAGCGTGGGGATATTGAAAAGTTAGGAACTTGGACTGCCACTAAGGTTCATAATAATGGGAATCAATTCACAATTGTTAATGCATATACACAATTTTTCTTTGGGGTGGGCGGAGATGTTTTTGAATATGCTGCTTTTGATAGATTTTTAGATGAATTTAATATATTTTTGGGGATGACACGATTTAATCAAAAACGAATAGCATTCCCAAAAATTGGAGCTGGACTTGCTGGCGGTGATTGGATTCGCATTTTGGGATCAATTGAACGTTTTGCACAAACACAAGATGTCACTGTTGTTGAATATGTATAATGAAATACAGAATCAAAAAGACAATAGATATTGGTGGATGTCCACAATTTATACCACAATTTAAAAAGTTTGGAATTTATTGGGACTTCTGGGAAGTTAATTTTCCGCCACATAAAATATCTTTGGGATTTAAAGAGGATGCTGAACGTTTCATTCAAAGACAAAAACAAAAACCAAAAGATGAATTTTTTTATCTTTGATGTGCCATTTCAAGAACCGTCCATAATTTATCCATTTTGAGCAAAATGCCTTATGATTAATCAGTCCCAGAAAAAAAGCATGTTACCCGAAATCAGCCTTAGAGAATACGATTTTTCAGACTTTCAGATTTCGAATTTTGTTAATGATTTTTGGAAATCTGGAGTTCATCTTTTTAGAGAGAAACATAATTTTAATGCCACAAATGAAATGATCGTTTCATTTTTTTCTGAACACCTTTCAGAATATTTAATTTCTCAAAATCATTATAATATGCTCTTCAGAACCATTAACTGCATTGTTCATATTGAATATGCAGCTCATGGTACTGCTCGTGCCCGGTTGTATGGATCTAGAGAAGAGGTGGATAGAGTTAAGAAATTGTTCAGTCAACATTTCGGTGAAATCGGTGCAACTATAGAGTGGGTTTATAATCAAAAAGGTGACACAATTACTCTACCTCTTAATATGGATCAGTATCCAATCAAAGAGTTTTATCCATTTCTTGGTGAAAAAACTCTAGAGAGTTATTATGATGAATTTATGAAATCTAATTCATCTATTATGGTTCTTATTGGACCATCTGGAACAGGGAAAACTACATTTCTTCGTGGTCTTATTGGTCACACAAATAGCAAAGCCACACTTTCATATGATTCTAAAGTTTTAGAAAATGACGACTTTTTTGCCGAATTCATCAAAGACGATGAGTGTGATATTCTAGTTCTTGAGGATGCTGACAATTTCATTATACCACGCAAAGAAGGTAATATGCTAATGATGAAATTCCTTAATGTTGGCGGCGGATTGGTGAGTTCGTCCAATAAGAAGATCATTTTTACTACAAATCTCCCATCCATTAAAGAGATTGATTCTGCACTAATTAGACCTGGACGATGCTTTGATATTCTCCATTTTGATAAATTATCGGCTGAAGATGCAAATAAAGTTGCAGAAAAATTAAACTTTGAGAATGTATCATTCTCTGAAGAGGTTACCTTAGCTGAAATTTTTAACACCAAGCCTTTTTCCAGCGCGATTCAACCCAAAAAAGTCGGGTTCAATGTCTCTTAAGCATTCTACATTGAACCCCAAAAGTCAACTTCTAGTAGTCTAGAAGCATTTAAGCCCAAACTCACAACCACACTTAAACTCAACATGGCTCTAACTGACCGAGATAAAAACTATATGCAAGAGGCCTTTGGGACCACTTCTCTTGTCACTGATTACCGTACCGAAAGAAATGTTGTTCTAACAATGGAGGATGTCATTGCACAACTCAAACACATTAGCAGCCCAACTGAAGATGAAGTTAAAGAAACTCTAACTGAACAATCACTACAAAATGATGCATTTTTCTTTGATTTTGGTCATAGGCTAGGAATGAAGCGTTGTGCAGAATTAACACTACAACTACTTGAGAAACTACAATGAATAAAATTTCTGAACGAGTTATTGAAGAGCTTAATGAAGCTGCAAGTCACATTAGAAATGCTCTAAGTTTTGCCTCAAGATCAGAGAACCCCGCAACTATTTGCAATCTTGATATGATTCTTCGTTCTATTGAAAATATTCCAGCCTACGATGCAAACGTTGAGGCCAGAAAAATGCTACAACAAAAACTTATGCAAATGATGAATGGAGAGCAACCACCAACCCTTTGAAGGGTTCTGTGAAATAGAATTAAAGGAAACTTCTCATTTCATTGAGACTGATGAAGAACCAAATAGTTTTACTCTTTGGTTCTATCGGAGAGAAACAGAGGAGTTTCCTTTAGATGATTTCTTAAATGACTTACAATTAAATAATTTTGGCTGGAATGAGCCAACTCACGAATTATTCTTTAAATCAAAAGACAACGAACTTTATTCGGTTAGTTTTACAAAACTCTAAATACAAATGATTCTCCAAAAAGAAATGACAACTGAAGAATGGAACGAGATGGATTCCATAAGACGCGCCATAAGAGATATGCCATCTTCAGTTTCTCCTGAAAAAATGGAAAGGTTTACTGAACTTTTTGTTAGGACTTTATCTAATGCGGATGATGCTCATCCAAATGATCGTTCAATTTGAATTTTACTAATAAAACTACCCTTCTTTTTTAAAAACCATGATCTTTAACCCTCCAAACCAGGCTTTACAAGCACTCATTGAAGAGAATAAAAAACTTAAATTAGAGAATAAACTCCTAAAGGAGCAAATTAAAGGGAAAATTTACGACGTTTAATATGAAATTTAAAATTTACTCCAAAGATGGATGTTCTTATTGCGAACAAGTTAAAAAATTATTGAATACCCTCTGTCTAGACTTTATCGTTTATAATCTAGGAGAGCATTTTTCAAAGGATGATTTCTATTATGAATTTGGTGAGGGATCAACATTCCCTCAAGTTGTTGTTAATGATAATAATATTGGTGGGTGTAAAGAAACAATTGAGTTTCTCAGAGAGCAAAAAATAATTTAATGGAAGAAGTTAATACTGATGTAGAAAGAGCCATAGATTATGCATTTTGTGATAATAAATTTATTCTAAATTTTTATGTTTACCTAAAACAAAAAGAATTTAAAAGAGTTGATGCACAGAATTTTTTAGATAGTAATACTGCGAGTAATCTGCAATCATTAATCAACGATCTTTCTTCTTATCTTGAGGGTGGTCAGGATCCACTTCATTCTTACTTGAGAGAAGCTTATGGATATCTGTCAAAACCTAATGCAAGGCGAATAAAAATATATCTTGAAAAGATAATTTTAGACACTAAAAAATACATTTATGATAAGAGGCCAGGAAGAAGAGCAAAAACTAAAGATAAATAGGGGCATGGAGTTCATGCTTCATAATAAAAAAATAAGGAGGAAAGAACTTTTTAGAATTATCATTGATAAGGGAATTTCCTTTCTTTCAAGGGAAATTAGCCTGAAGTTTGAATTTACAATTACCAAAAAACATTCAGGTAAAAATAATGTATAGCCTTATTGCAACTCTATTAATTCTCATTTCTTTTTGTTTTCTAATGTTGGGTGGAATTATTGTTTTCCTCGCCCTTAATTTTTACTCTCCAGCTCCCAGATTACACCCAGAAATGTATAATCCAGATGGGAGCATTAGACCAGATATTCTCTATTCAGTAACATTTGACCAAAACTATGACGACGACAACGAAGACTACGAAAAAGCCTAGGGTAGCAGTAGAATTGCCGGCTAATCCATTTATATTTGAGATTTTAGAGCTTGCTGTAAAGCAACGAACAAATGCCAAAAAGGCTGAAGTCCTTCAGACTTATAAGGATCCTTCGTTGATGGCTGTGCTGATTTGGAATTATGATCCTAGCCTTGAATCTGTTTTGCCACCTGGAAGTGTGCCCTTTGCAGAAGCAAAAGAGATTGGAGTAATTGGAAATGACAGCTCATTTTCAGACAGCTTAGGTAAGCAATTAAAATCAGATGAAATGCTAGATTCTTATGGAAGCAACAGCAAAACATCAATCCGTAAAGAGTATGTAAACTTTTTCAATTTTATTAAGGGTGGCAATGATTCTCTTTCTAACATAAGAAGGGAAACAATGTTCATTAATCTTCTATATGGACTACACCCCAAAGAAGCAGAAATTCTATGCCTAGTCAAAGATAAATGCCTACAAGAAAAATATCCAATATCTTTTGATGTGGTAAAATCTGCATTCCCCGAAATTCAATGGGGAAATAGAGTATGACAGATAAAGTAAAAGAATATTTTCAAAAGCAGATTGAATTAAAAGAGATACAAAAGATTGAAGATGATCTTTTAGATGAAATGGATATACTCTGGCAGTTTCTTTCAACAGAAGAAATAGCATATATAGATCAGAAAAACCGAGAAAATAATAAATGAGTGGATTTGCAACAGTTATTATTAATGATGATGAGTTAAATAAACTCGTCAAAAGATATAAGAAGATTAAAAAGTACATGAAAAGCAATTATTATACTTTAAAGATTCTAGACAAAACAGAAACTATAGTTACACAATTATTAATGGAGAATAAGCCTGATGATTAGAATGGGACAACACTGTCTTCTTAATTTGTATGGCTGTAATGCTGAAATTTTAGAAAATGTTGAGTTTATGCTCACTACTCTAAAAACTGTAGCAAATGAATGTGGGGCAACAATTTTACATTGTGCTCATCATAAATTTGAACCTCAAGGTCTTACAGCGTTTTTATTGCTTTCTGAATCTCATATTTCTGTTCACACATATCCAGAACAAAATTCAGCTGCATTTGACATTTTCACTTGTGGACAAGCAGATTCAAAATTAGGAGTACAGTATATTCTCAATTCTATTCCATCAGATTATCACACTTTAATTGAAGTTGGTCGCTAACCCACTTGACACCTAGGAGAAACTATGCTAGGGTATTATCCCCCAGAACCCCCACCACCAGGAAATAAAAGACTAAAGCTTTTAGTTCAAAATCTAGAAAATATTGTTGAACTGTTAAAGGAAGAACTTATAACACCTGAAGTTACAAATCTTGTTGATGTATCTAAGTTAATGGAAACGATACAAGCAGAAGAGGAACCAGACTATTATGAAGAGGAGGATTAATGTACGATTTAGATCCCTTTGAGCGTGAATTAGCCCTATTTGCTAACAGAGTAGATATTATAGTTGGACTACAGATGGGTAAAAAACTTTCGGCTGAGGATGCATACAAAGAAATTAAATATAGGTTTAAAACTCTTAAACAATCAAGAAAAACATTAAAAGGAGAAAAGAATAAAAATGAGCAATGTTGAGTTAGTTACATATAATGAAAATGCTGAAAAAATAATTGCTTATTGTGCTAGGGTATCAAATCCTAAAAATCAAAATAATGAATCCTTTGAGAACCTAATCAAATATTGTATTAAGGAGAAGCATTGGAGCATTTTTACTATGGCTGACATGACAGTTGAAATTAATTGTCAGCTACCTATTGCTACTCAAATTCTCAGGCATAAAAGTTTTGATTTTCAACAATTTTCACAAAGATATGCTGATATCACTGAAATTACAGAAGACATTCCAATTCCAGATTTAAGAAAACAAGATCTAAAAAATAGGCAAAATTCAACTAATGATTTAAATTCTTATCTTAAGTTGACACTTCAAGAAGAAATTAGAGAACATTTTGAGCGTTCCAAATCTTTATATAAAAAACTTCTTGAAAATAATGTAGCAAAAGAATGTGCAAGAATGATTCTCCCTAATGCTACAATGACTCGCTTATATATGAAAGGAAATCTAAGATCTTGGATAACTTACATTGCATTAAGAGAGAAAAATGGAACACAACTGGAGCACAAAATTGTTGCCCTACAATGCAAAAAAATTTTTAATCAATGTTTTCCAACAATTTCTAGTGCTCTTGGTGGACTAGATAAAGAATGGATCGTTTAAGGAGCTAAACTTATGGCATTATATCCAATTATCAATACTGAAACAGGTGAAACTAAAACAATTGAAATGAGTGTTCATGATATCACTCAATGGTATAAAGATAACCCAAATTGGAAAAGAAATTGGTCTCAGGGTTGTGCATCACCCGGTGAAGTTGGAGAATGGAAAGATAAACTGATTAAAAAGAATCCAGGATGGAATGACATACTCCAAAAAGTCAACAAATCTGCCGGATCTCAAAGTAAAATTGGAAAAATCTAAATGACAAGAAAAAGAAGGGCAACAGATTCATTAAATTCATTCAAAACTCAAAAGCGCTCAAAAAGAACTATCAGCTTAGAGTTGCTCCATAAAATGCACCCTCTAACTGAAAATCAAGAAAAATTATTTCAATCATATGAAAATGGCAAGAATATTCTTGCTCATGGTTGCCCAGGAACTGGTAAAACTCATGTTCTCCTTTACAATGCATTAAAGGATGTTCTCAATGAAAAAACTCCTTATGATAAAATCTTTATTTTCAGATCTACAGTTCAATCATTAGATATTGGGTTTTTGCCTGGTAACATTGGTGAAAAGATTGCACCATTTGAGGCACCATACCGAAACATGGTTAAAAGCATGTTTAATCTTTCAACAGATGAAGAATTTGAAATGATTTATGGTCTTCTTAAGACCGAAAAAATTCTAGAATTTGATTGCGTTTCATTTTTACGGGGAACAACTTATGATAATTGCATTCTTATTGTTGATGAATGTCAGAATTTAAATTACCATCAACTTTCAACAATTATCACAAGGGTTGGACAAGATACCAAAATTTTCTTTGCGGGTGATTCTAGGCAGTCAGATTTAACAAAACAAAGTGAACGTAATGGGTTCATTGAGTTTACTAAGGTTCTTAATCAAATGGAGTCTTTTGATCTAATTCAATTCACTATTGATGATGTTGTCCGTTCTAATCTAGTTAAAGAGTTTCTTATGGCTGAGCAAAAAGTTTATGAGCGCATTTAAAGAAAAATTAAAAAAAATCTCAAGACCAATTTTTGAGCAATTAGATCTAAATTTTCCAATCTTAACACGAACTACAATTGATGGAATTAGATATTATAAAATTGAAAATATTGAGGAGCCTAAGACATTCATCTCTGTTACCTCAATTACTTCCAATTACTCTAAGGAAAAAATTAAGGAGTGGAGAAAAAGAGTTGGAGAAGATGAAGCGAACCGAATTACTAAATTTGCAACAGCACTAGGAACTCAATATCATGCAATTGTTGAATGCTATCTAAAAAATGAAGAGCTTCCAGAAAAATCAGATCTCGCAAAATATCTTTTTAGTAATGCTAAATCTCACTTAAACAGAATTGGTAAAATTCATACCATTGAGCAGCCACTTTATTCATCGTTTTGGGAATTAGCTGGCACTCCAGATATCATAGCAGAATTTGATGGTGTTTTAAGTGTCATTGACAATAAGACTTCAAAGGAGCCAAAAAAATTAGAATGGATTGAAGGTTATTTTGTTCAATGTTTTGCTTATGCTCTAATGTATGCTGAACATTTTGGAACAATGCCAAAACAATTAGTCATTATTATGTCATGTCAAAATGGTGATGTTGAAGTTTATATTGAAAGAGATCTCATAAAATATGTAAAAATTTTGAGACAATACATTAATAAATTCATTGAAGATAAGAAATGAACACAGCCGAAGAACTACAAAAAGAAATAGAAAAAAAATTCCTGTGCCCAGAAAAGTTTACCAAAGAGATTGAAAGGATGGTTTCAAGTCGTGATGACTTAAATTATATTACGGCAATTACTGAATATTGTGAAATTAATGGGATTGATATTGAGTCTATCACAAAACTTATCTCTAGTAGTCTTAAAGATAGAATAAAAACTGATGCTACTCGTTTAAATTTTATTAAAAGAACATCTAAATCTAGATTGCCGTGGTAAATCCATATGAAGCATATGTAACATATCTTGCATTAAAAAGACATTTCTCTTCTGAACAATATGATTATTTCAAATACAATGGAAAAATAAGATGTTCAGAAGAATCCTTTAAAAAATGTAGAGAGCGGTTTTTCTTTGAAAAATTGAGCCGAAAGAAAAAACCACAGGAAATAATTGACCTTTTTGTTTCAAATTTTGTTGCAGTTGACAATCCGTCTTCACTATGGATTGGAGATATTGTCAAAAATGGTGAATCAATCTATAAGGAAAGTCAAAAAATAAGAGAATCATTATCTTATATTTTTGAACAAGACTTAAGAGAATTGACTGATAATAGTCATCTATATGAATTAGTAAAAGTTGAAGGCTCAAAGCATCCAAAAATAATAAAACTTTTCTTAAATAAAAATATAAGATTTGAAACCTTTTTCATTCTTATTAAATGTCTTGAACTTAAGAAAAAATATGATCAAGCTCTTGATGATCCAATCTGGAAAATAATTAGTAATAAAATTTCAAAATACGAAAACTTTTTTCGCGGGGATCTCTCTAAATACAAGGGCATTATACGAAAACATATCTCATGAGTTTTTTTGATTCAACTGTTGTTCAAGATGAAGCTGAGTACACTAGAAAGCTAATTAAAAGATTTGCAGAACTTCCACTTGTAATAACCCTATCAGAAGAGGAGATTCGTAGTTGGGTAAATGATATGGAAGAGTTATTAGATAAGACTAAAATCTTTTTCACTCGCCTAGGATTATCTGACGATAAAGAAGCACAAGAAATCAAACATAAAGCCGATATCTATGCGAAATTGATTGGAAAAAATTATTTTATGGAAGCATTAGACGAGGTGCAAATAGTAATTAATGAAGTAAAGAACCAACTTGATAAACAATGATTTATTAAATAGAATAAAATATAGAATAAAGCAGCACCATAAACTATACGAATTACCTGTTATTGCTGAATATTGGGAAGAGATATTTGCAAAATCTATTGAAGATATTGAAGGTTATACTGATTGGAGACCAGATCGTTCACATTCCGTTGGTAAAGATCAAATATGCACAATAGATGGAAATACGTTAAAGATCTCAAATAAGAGCGGAAAATATAATATCATTAAAAGAACCCTTCAAATAAGTGGTTCAAGAAGTGGTGAATATAAAACACTCAAGCAAAAATTGAAGTTCTTTTCAGATAAACAGGAAGATGTTTATGTGTGTCTAGCAACAAACACCAAAAAATCCATAAGAAATGAATATTATTTATTCTCATTCAACACAAAAATACTAGACTATTCGGAAGCTATATGGGAACCTAAGATCTCAAAGGCTGGAAAACAAAATGGTTGGCACTGTAAAACTGATAATTATTATGCCTGCATACAACAATCTCTAAGTGGACAATTGTGGACAACTATTAACACTCTTTCAACAAATTTAGAACCGGAGATTGTAAAAATTGATTGACTTATATTGTGGCGATTGCCTAAAAATTCTTCCTAATATTGATTCAAATATAGTAGATTTAGTGCTCGTTGATCTTCCATATAAAATGACGGCAGCCAAATTTGATGTTCTTATTCCTTTTGAACCACTTTGGGAACAATATAATAGAATAGCAAAGGAAAATGCGGCATTTGTTTTTACTGCATCTCAACCTTTCACAACTCTTCTTATTAATTCAAATCTAAAAAACTTCAGATATGAATGGATTTGGGTAAAACCTCAAGGAACTAATCCAATGGTCAAAGACCATCAACCACTTAAGTCGCATGAGAATATTATAGTTTTTTATAGGAAAAAGCCCACATATAATCCCCAGATGACTATATCAACGCCTTATGGTGGATTTAAATCAAAAACGAAACAGATTGGTGAAGTCTATGGGGATTTAAAATCTAAGCATAGGACAAACCCAGAAGGAACAAGATATCCAAAAACTGTCTTGCATTATAAGCAAGAAAAGGGTCTTCATCCAACTCAAAAGCCAGTTGGATTGATGGAATATTTAATTAAGACCTACACAAACGAGGGAGAGGTGGTTTTGGATAACGCTTTTGGTAGTGGGACAACTGGAGTAGCTGCCAAAAAAACTGGAAGAGATTTTATCGGCATGGAGATAGATGAAGATTATTTCAATATTGGTTCACAGAGAATAGCTAAAACACCTAAACTAAATACATTAGATAAAATATTTGGTTGGTAAACCATTGATTTTCAAGAAGCCTCCAAATTAAACAACATACATCGCAAACAACGTTAAATGGATTTCAAACAATTTAAAAAGCGCAGTCAAACAAACATTGGTGCTCTCACCGAAAAACTCTTAAAAGATTCTGAGAATCAAAAAGGTAGCTCATATACTGAAAACACGAACGAATTTAAACTACAGACCGATAAATCTGGTAATGGTCGGGCAATTATTAGGTTTCTTCCAGATCCTGTGGATCCTGAAGGCATTTTCTACGTTTCCCTTTATAATCACGGCTTTAAAGTTGGAAACAAATGGCTAATTGAAAATTGCCCAACCACTCTAGGCAATGATAATCCTTGCCCTGTTTGTGAAGCCAATGTTGAACTTTGGAATAGTGGTATTGAATCTAATAAAGGTGTTGCACGAGATAGAAAGCGCAAACTTTCTTATTATGCAAACATTTATGTCATTAGCAATCCTGCAGATCCTTCTATTGAGGGTCAGGTTAAACTCTTTAGATTTGGTCAAAAGCTTCTGGATAAAATCAAAGCTGCATCAAAACCCGAATTTGAAGGCGATACTGTAATTCTTCCTCATAATTATTGGGAAGGTGCAAACTTCCGTCTCATTTCTAAGACTGTAAAAACTACAATAGGTGGCAAGGAAGTAAATATGCCAAACTACGATGACAGTCGCTTTGAAGACAAATCAGTCTTTCTTGGTGGTGATGATGATCAAATTGAGGAGGTGCATAATCAACTTATTCAAATTCGGGAACTTGTTGATCCTTCTAAGTTTAAGTCATACGATGAATTACAAAAGCGGTTTTCCTCTGTTATTAAAACCCGTTCAGTTCATTCTGTAGAAGAACAAGAAAAGGATCTTAACGAAATGCTTTCTGATAAAGAAGACATTTTAGCCGAACTTGAAAGTTCTTATAGTAAATCTAGAGAAGTTCTCTCCGATAGTGATGAAGATGAGGATCTTAAGCGTTTTATGGCTCTTGCTGATAGCTGAAGCCAGTTAAACAACTGAACACTCTCCACCCCACTTGGTCAACAGGTGGGGTATTATTATGGAAATTGCAACATTCATGAAAATCTCAACAACACATAAAGAATTTTCAGATCGCTTAAATGACCAAACTGCTCTAGAATATCCCGAACATTTTCTTGGACCTAATTGGAAAGATGTATTGAACTTCTGGATTTATTTGGATACTTTGAGTGTTGAAGATTTTAGATTAATTATTAATCGTTTTTGGGATGTATGTGCAGATGCTAGAGTTTCTGCTAGGGACAAGGCCTTTAAAGCTGCTGAAGCTACTATAGGTAATGATTATACAAATATGGCTTTGTCTGCCGCTGCCGCTGCCGATGGCCCTGCTGGGTCTTCTTATGCAACTCTTGATCTCATTGGTTCTCATAAGCTAGAGTCTCTTAAGTTTCTTCCTTTGTTTTTAACGAAATGAAAATCTCTAAAACACATCAAAAATTTGAATATCTGTTAAGATATAGTGATCATCACGTCCGTCGTCGCCAAACTACTCTAGAATACCCTGAACTATTTCTTGGACCCAATTGGAAAAATGTCCTGAACTTCTGGATTTATTTGGATACTTTGAGTGATGAAAAGCTTAATTTAAGTGATGAAAAGCTTAATTTAATTGATAGGCTCTATTCGTCTTTAGATGATTTGGGGACCTTAAAGATATTTTCTTGGAAAGCTGCTAAAGATACTATAGATAATGAATATGCAGATGCAGCTTGGTGGGCCACTCCTACAATTGTATATGGTTATGCAACTCTTGAACTCATCGCTTCACAAGAGCTTAAGTCTCTTAAGTTTCTTCCTTTGTTTTTAACGAAATGAAAATCTCTAAAACACATAAAGAATTTGCAGATGATTTAAAAGACCAAACTGCTCTAGAATACCCTGAACGATTTCTAGGACCCAATTGGAAGAATGTCCTGAACTTCTGGATTTACTTGGATACTTTGAGTGATGAAGATTTTGATATAGTTACTAAGCGTTATTTGGATTTAGATGCAGATGCTAGAGTTTCTGCTTGGGACAATGCCTTTAAAGCTACTGAAGCTACTATATGTGATGATTATGTATATGTAATTTGGTACTCTGCCGGTATAGATGCATCTGTTTATGCAACCCTTGAACTCATCGCTTCACATAAGCTTGAGACTCTCAATTTTCTTCCACTGTTTCTAACCCCATGAAAATCTCCACCGCCCATCAAAAATTTGCAGATCGGTTAAATAACCAAACTGCTCTAGAATACCCTGAACTTTATCTAGGACCCAATTGGAAGGATGTATTGAACTTCTGGTTGTACTTGGATACTTTGAGTCGTGAAGATTTTAGGTTACTTAATAAGCGTTATTATGCTTTAGAAGAAGATGCTAGAGTTTCTGCTAGAGACAATGCTTTTAAAGCTGCTGAAGCTACTATAGTTCACGAATATGGAAATGTAGCTTGGTTTGTAACACCTATATATGTATCTAGTCATGCAACCCTTGAACTCATTGGTTCTCATAATCTAGAATCTCTTAAGTTTCTTCCTTTGTTTTTAACGAAATGAAAATCTCAACAACACATCAACAATTTGCAGATCGTTTAAGAAACAAAAGAGCCATAAAACATCCAGAAGAATTTCTAGGTAAAAATTGGAAAGATGTTTTGAACTTTTGGATCTTTATAGATACTTTGAATGAAGATCAGTGGAAGAGTATTAAAGATGCTCATTATTCTTTAAGACTCCATGAATGTAATCTTGCTATTGATGCTGCTATTGATGCTGCTTGGCTTGCTGCAGGCGCCGGTGGATGCGATGCTGCTTTGTTTACTTCTGGTTATGCTGCTTGCGAAATTATAGGTTCTCATATACTTAAAGAACAAGGTAAATCTTTAGTCTCCTTTCCACTATACTTAAAATTTTCTCAATAAAATTTATCACTTCTTTTAAGTTTCTCATTAACATATTGACTTCCACCGATTTTATAATTACTATAAGACTCTGCATCATTTATAACAACTCCAAGATATGTAGGCTTAAGAACATAAATTTCTCTTTTTTTATTATTAATATTTAATTCATAATCATAGTTTAAAACACTACTTAAAAATGTTGAGCTACCAACGCGGCTCAATTTGCCCTGATCATAATATTCAAAATAATAAGTATTACCCGAAGTTGAATTTTCATTTAGCATGTAAGTAACACTTTCATTATTTTCAGAAATTTCTGGATTTAGATCTACTGGAGTGTTCTCGACATCATATGTAAACGAATAAACCTTATTATCAGAAAAAGGAATAAAAACTGAAGTGATTCTAAAAATTCCATTATAAGATAAATCATTTACATTTGAAATAGTAATAGAATTTCCAACTTTAAGATTTTCAATAGGATCATTCATGGTAACCGTAACGACATTTAATTCATTACAAAAAATCTGAGTTATTTTTTTAGAAATCGCTGCAATAAAATTTCCATTGGTCTTCCATTCTTTTTGAATTTTAAGACCTGCTGGTAAAACTGTAATACCGGCAGATGTTTTTAATTCTTTTGTTTCGTAATGGTGAACATCATAAATGCTATCGTATGAACCATATTTTTCAATTAAATATTCTTTAAACGAAAAATCATCCAAGGGCCATTCATCTCTTATGTTGATGATATTATTTGAAAGGAGAATGACCCAATCTAAAGTTTCATCTTCATAAAACTTTTCTGCAACTTGTTCTGGCCGTTCATTACCTAAAACATTATACTTATTAAAATATACGAGATTACCAAAAATATCATCGCGTATTTTATTTTTTCTAAAGAGATTCTTTATTTGAATGTTTAATTCACTATATTCAAAATTAGGAACACTGCGAAAATAGAAAGACATTGTTAAAAACCGATCTCATCCATTGGAAGTTTTTGATAATCATCAAAATATAATGGCTCAAGTTCTTGAAATTGCATATCAAGAGAATAAGCAGTCATTGTATTTTCCGCATCATCATAAGTCATATATTGATTTGAAGGTGTATAATTCACATTAAAAATCTTAAGTGCACAAGTTTTCATTTGACCGATTGCTTTATGTTTCTTGTCGCTTTTTCCATTAATATATTCAATTTCATAAATCATTGGAGTTTTAAGAAAAATATCTGCAACACCTTTTCGTGCTGCCATTGATTGTTTAAATACTCTTATAATTTGCCTGACTTGTTTTGCTTCTTTTTTATTTCTTGGGGTTAAATCAAATCTAAAGCTAAATGGTCGCAATTCTGGACTTTGGAAGAGAAGTTCTAAATTTGGATTTAAAACCGAACCATAAGCTCTACTAAAAAAGTTACTCTGAGATCCTATAGACATTCTAGCAAAGAAAGAATGTAAATAATTGGATATCCCAGCATTTGACTCTTTATCTCTGAGTAAATTTTCAAAGGTACTCTTAATACTATCAAATTGTTCCTTTAATTCTTTTTGCTGCAATGTTAAGGATGTGAATCCAGCGGCTTGTTCAATTGCATTCATAGTATCTGTATTCCAATTCACCATATTGCTATCTGATATCCCACCTTGAATTGGAAGCATTATTGTTGACTTTATAATTTTTTCAGTAGTATCAAATCGTTCTAGACGCTTTAATCCATCGGTTGTAAAGGCTCGTGGCTTATAATTTATAACTTTAAACTTAATAAAGTCTTGTTCAAATTTATTTTCTTCTAGCGTTTCAGGATAAAATAACTTTACTGGAAATGGTATAAATTCTTTATCTGCAGTATTTGCTGGAACACCTTCAACGAGAATACTGGGCAATTTTTCAGAATCTATAGCATAATCACCATCTTCACCATTTAAGGGTTCAGTAAATCTTGAAAGGCCATTTGAGATTATTTCTTCTGGCTGAAGAGTTTTAATTTGATCTCTTCGCAGTTTCTCAACATTTCCTTTTTTATATACATCATTTATTAAACTTTTCTTAATAATTTCCGATTCATTTTTATTAACAACTTTCACTACATAATTATCACTCTTATTTGAAGTTATTTTTGCAACCTTATTACCATTTGGCCTAATCTCAAATACTGTTGTATCACCAGTGCATTGATTAATTACTGTTTCATATTTTCTTTCTGATGTTGTTAAGTTTAATTCAACACTTATTGGTGCCGATGGGTTTATACTTTGCGCAATGGTAGAAGGATTTTTTTCTGTTAATGTGGCTTTAAATGGCGGAAGTGTTACAGTTTTACAGGCCATTATCAGTCATTTAATATAAGCTATTTATAATGGAATGAAGATTGGTAGAAAGGTTGGAATCTGTAAAAAGTATTCAAGCTCATGCGGCTTTATTCTATAAAACTTACTTTGAAGTCCACTATACAAATAAGTTCTATGGACACTTTCAACATATTCAGGTGCTCTTTCCCAGTGAAAATTGAAGCCTTTAAAATACACTGGATGTATTGAATTTAACATAATAACCGGAAATACATCATAATATTTACCCTTTGTCTTGGCAATATACTTAAAGGTATAGATTCCATGAAGATCCATTGCCTCTTCAGCTCTGCCCATTTTACGCAGAAGCTCTAGAATAAGATTAAAGTATTGCGGAGGAGATAAGCCCGGTGGCATCTTTTCAACAAAATTTTTAATTGCATAGAACTCATCTGCTTCTTCTTTAAGCTCTTCAACTTGTCTAATAATTGATCTAGGTTCTTCTTGACCAGAAGCCTTTAATCTATTCGTAATTGTCTTTAGTTGATCTGAGAGCCGCTGAAGTCTTATTTCACTTGCTTTACCTAATCTTGAAAAAAATCCTTTAAGAGCTTGCATTGTGCCAAAAGCAGCTTTCGCGATGTTGCTCATTTTTCTTGGAAATTTCATAGCCACAGCTCCTTTTCAGTTACGAGTTTGAATATAAATCCATGGTCTATACAAAATCTTTGAGCTGCTTCCCATTTGGCTAAATTTTTCGCATAAGTTTTAGTTTCAGTAATATATGTTTTACTTCTTTTTCTAGGTGATGGTTTCGGTGGCATAGTTTGCCTTTTAGGTTTTATTTCAAGAATATACTTCTTTATTTCTCCAGATTGTTCCTTTATCTCTACAAATAAATCTGGAAAATATCTTCTTATTTTTTTAGTTGTTGGGTCAAAATATTTAATTTGAATAGATTCACTGCTCCATGAAAGAATATCTGGCTGTAAATCACACCAATGAAAAGCCTTTAATTCATAGCTACTTCTATAAACTATATTTCTAATATCTCCAATGTATTTTTGTGGATTTACTGGATTAAAGAAATTTTGTATATAATTCTTTTCTGCCACACTAATAAATAGAATACATGGAAGTCTTATTTATTTATGTCTTTACAAGCTAATATTAGCCCAAAACCTATATCAGCTTTAAAGAATACGATTCTTAGTCCTTCTTTAACGTCTCATTTTGCTGTAAAAATTGTACCACCAGCTAATGATAGTTTCACTAAATTTATAACCGCTGAAGGTAGGTTTAAAAATTTTAATTTATCCAAACTAGATGAATTAACCCTACTTTGTAGCGACGCCGCTCTCCCAGGGAGTAGTTTGTTTACACATGAAGTGACCAATGATTATCCTGGTGTTACAGAAAAAATGGTCTATCGTAGACAATATGATGACTATTCATCCTTCAATTTTTATGTTGATTTAAACTACGAAATAGTTGAATTTTTTGAAAGTTGGATAAATTATATTGTTAATGAAAATGATAGAACCAAATATGAGAATTACAGTGCATCATATAGAATGAAATTTAGGGAAGATTATGCAGGTTCAATGGCAATCACAAAATTTGAAAGAAGTATGGGAGCAGTAATTAATACTCAAAATACTACACCATCACTTTCTGGACCAAGAGTGAACTATCAATTTATTCAAGCATTTCCAATTTCAATAGATCCAATGCCAGTCTCATATGAAAACACAACAGTTCTCAAATGCAATGTGAATTTTACTTACTTAAGATATATCCGAGAAAGACTCACTAAATAACACAAATAACAACATTCAAAATATGCCATTACCCACAATTGTAACTCCGATTTATGAACTCACTCTTCCTTCAACTGGGCAAGAAATTAAATATCGCCCATTTGTTGTAAAGGAAGAAAAAATTCTTCTGTTAGCATTGGAGTCTGAAGATCTTAAAGAGATCACAAATGCAATGAAAATTATTATTTCAAATTGCATTAAAACTAAGAATATTAAAGTAGAATCACTTCCTTCATTTGATATTGAATATATCTTCCTAAACATTCGCAAAAAGTCTGTTGGCGAAGAACTTGAATTGAATATTCTTTGTCCGGATGATGGAACCACTGAAATTAAAGTAAAAATTGATATTGATGATATTGAAGTCAAAAAGAATCCGAATCATACCAATAAAATTGAAATTAGTAAAGATCTCATTCTAGAGTTAAAATATCCGTCTTTGGATCAATTTATTCGCAATAATTTTAATCCAGAGAATATTACAGTTGATCAATCATTTGATCTTATCATTGATTCTATTGATAAGTTATATGATAAAGAAAATGTGTATGCTCAAACTGATTATACAAAAGAAGAGTGGCTACAATTTTTAGATCAAGTTAATTCGGCACAGTTTATAAAAATTCAAGAATTTTTTGAGACCATGCCAAAACTTTCACATACAATTGAAGTTGTAAATCCTAAGACTAAAGTAGAAAGTGAAGTTACTCTTGAAGGGTTAGGAGCTTTTTTTACGTCTCAATGATGTATATGAGTCTTAAGACATATTATGAATTGAATTTTGCCATGTGTCAATTTCATAAATGGAGTCTTGAGTCTTTGGAAAATATGTTACCATATGAGAGGGAAGCATATACACTACTATTACAAAATCATCTTGAACAAGAAGAACAAGAAAAACAGAAGAAGTAAATCATGGCACGCTCCAATCCAAGAAAAAAGAATCTTCCTGATCTTGATACCGTCTTAAAAGAGTTGAGAGAGGAAAATAAACAAAAGCAACCTCAGGTAGAAAATACCCCCCAACAAACTCAACAAAAAAGTCCAGGAAAATATTCATCTCCTCTAGTAAGACCATCAAGCAGTAAAAATTGTTGCAATTGCTGCAAAGATATGCTAGCAGTATTGAGCACTATCAATGACTCTGCAACAAAAATTTTATCTGCCCTTAAGGCCGAACATCTTCTAGATAAAAAGACTGCAGAAAAATTTAAAAAAGATCAGGAAGAGAATGAGCGTAGAGAAAAAGAGAATCTCTTAGAATCTTCAGGAAGAAAATTATCAACTTCATTAAAAAGGGCTGTTGCACCTTTAACAAATGTATTAGACTCAATTTTCAAATTTCTTTTATTTACATTAGCTGGACGAGTTGTAGGTAAAATTCTCAAGTGGTTTGCAGATCCTTCAAATGAAAGAAAAGTAAAGTCATTAACTAGATTTCTTAGAGATTGGTGGCCAGCAATACTTGGCGCCTTTGTTTTATTTGGAACTAGATTTGGAGCTGCAATTAGATCAACAGTAAGAATGGCAATTTCAACCATTCTTTATCTTAAGAAGATTGGTATTCCAGGTATCATTGCTGGTTTAAAGAAATTTGGTAAATTTGGTCTAATTGCTGGTGGAGTTACTGGAGCAGCTTTTATTGCTAATAAACTTTTAAATCCTGATAAAAAAGAAGATAAACAATCAGATAATCCAAATACAAATAAAGAACCAGAGAGATCTACAACAACTCCACCATTAAAAATGGCTGGAGGAGGATTAGTTCCTAGATTGAGCATAATGTTCCCGGAGGAAAGACATGTAGATGAGATAAGTTATGCTGAGGGTGGTCCAATTGATAATGCAAGTGGCATTTCAATTACTGGAGCTGGCCCAGATACTCAGTTAATAGCAGCTCAACCTGGAGAAATAGTTATTTCAAAGGCTGCAGTAGATAAATTTGGGGCAGATACATTTTTAAGAATGAATCTCGCTGCCGGTGCAACAAATAAGCCAAAGTTTGCTGATAATATTCAATTGGCAAAGCAGGGTGGTATGGTTGGTAAAATGTCACCACCACCTTCTCCTAATAATCAAAATTTTAATATAGCTGCTCCAAATCTTACTTTTCCTGTTAATAATTCATTTTCTCAGCGCAGAGGAAATTCAAAAGTTTCCTTCAATATTCCACCACCAAATCAAAAGATTAAAAATTCTCAAATTAACTATAATTTAGCAAATTCATCATTTCCACGGATAAGTTTGGATAATCATAGTCAGAGTAATAAAAACTATGACTCAAGAACTTTGTCTAGTAAATATAATTTAATGTCTCCAAATTTATCACAAGATAAATTTACAAATTATAATTCAAACCGATACAAACTTGTATCAAACAATTCAACAGAAGAGCCTAGACAAACTTCTAGAAATTCTCCCATGCAAATGGCTAAAATGGGTGGAAGAGTATTGGCTAGAAATAAACCTCAGCAATATTCAGCATCTTATGGACTAAAAACCGAAGAACCACCGATAACTTTCAATATAAAGACTCATTTAGCATCAAAACCTGAAACAATAACTGCGCCTAGACCTAGAATTGCAAGAACTATAAACATTTCAGAACTTCCAGCTATTGATCTAAGAGCGAATAAAATAGTTAATAATCCTCAGGCTCAGTCAGAAGTTCCAGATTTTTCTGCAATTCCAAGATTATCTGATCGTTATGGTGATAATGGAACTCTTGAAATATATGGAATTGAATTATAATGAATAGTTTTACTAGATCTTCTTTCATTCCAAAGAATAATGCCATTTATCCAAAATGTATAAAAGATCCTTTAGTTCTTGGGCTAAAATCTATTAACAATAATATGCGAAGAATGGACGCATATGTTGTATTAGGTTTAAAGGGAAAAAGAAAACTCAAAGAAGAGGAAGAGCGGCGAAATAAACAATCAAATCGTCGCAAAAAGGAAAGTTCGTTAGAGAGGCAGAGAAAGGCAAATCCAATACTTTTTTTAAAAGATTCTCTCCCTAGAACAGGTTTTTTGGATGCAATAAGAAATTTTATTCTTTATACCGTAATGGGAAAAATGGTCCCATTCGTATTAAAAAATTTACCAGCCATTCTTAATGCATCTAAACTTCTCATACCAGTTTATAATTTTTTTGAAAACTTTTTGGGAAATGTTTTGAAGGGGGTCGTGAATGCTATAGATTTTGGCTATAGCATTCACGACAAAATGCGAAAACTTTTAAAGGATGTTACAGGAAGTAAATTTGAAAAAACATTTGACGATTTAGAAAAAAATCTCAATAATTTTTTAAATCTTGCTATCATTGCTGGATTAGCGATTGGTGGAGCTGGAATTGGTAATATTGCTAAAGGGAGAAAAACTGGACTTAATTCTCTTACCGTACAACAACTTAAAAAATTAGCAAAAGAAAAGGGGCTAAAGGGTTATAGTAAATTCAGAAAAGCGGAACTCGTTGATTTATTAGAAAATAAACCGAAACCCGTAGCACCAGTAGCGAAACGAACTAAAGTTGGTGCTATTCCTGGTGCAAAATTTTTCGGTAAATTTGGCAGAGTATTTGGAAGAATTCCAATCATTGGTGGTCTTATAGATTTTGCTGTTTCACTTATGTTCGGTGAAAAAATTGGAAGAGCTGCAGCTAGAGCAGTTGGCTCAATGTTGGGTGCAGCTCTTGGGACATTTATTCCAGTTCCTGGTGTTGGAACCATTATTGGTGGAATTTTGGGAGACATTGTTGGAGGAGCGCTCTATGACACACTTGAATCTTTCAATAAACCAAAAAGAATGGCTTCTGGTGGTCAAGTTGGAAGAAAAACTACTAATGTTTCAAGAAAAATAAGAGCAAAAAGAGTACAAAAACCCTCCAAACAAATTGCACAGAGAACCTCTCCAGGAAAACATGTTGGTGGTAAAGAAGAAATATCTAAACTTTTCCCAGATAGTGACGATTCAAATACGATGAGTTCTTTGAGAGTCTTATCTAAAAACTCATCAATTATGAAGAGCGGTGGAGTTTTAGGTAAGTTTCTTAGTTCTGGAGTTGAATTGATGGCTCTAGGTCAGAAAATAGAAAGACAAACTTTAATCGGCCTTGAAAAATATCTAGCCTATGTGATTGACGCTTCCATTGCAGAAAAATCTAATGTAAATTCAAAAGCTCTTGCTGGAACAATGCTCGCAATGGCTGAAGGTGGAATTGTTCCAGAAAATAGAACTCTTATTAGTTCTAGAGACACAACTGGAACTGTAGTTGCTAAAGATATTGTAAAATCATTTAATTCTATGATGAGTAATAAAAGTGCGGCGATTTTACAAAATATTAAAAGTGAAATTTCCTTATTTAAGCCTGGTGTAACTCCTGGGGCAATTGAGCCCACTTTTAGTGGAGAAATCGGTGGGTATGGATCATCTGAAGAACAGGCTCTTTTAAAGGCCATACGTTTTGCAGAGGGAACAACCTCAAGTTACGGTGTCATATTTGGTGGAGCTATTATCCCAGAATTAGCAGAGGGTAAAATGACAGTGAAAGATGTCATTGATATGGGAAATAGCGGAAAACTTCCATCTAAATTTGGTGGAAGAAATGCCGGTTATGGTTCGGGTTCTGCCGCAACTGGCGCATATCAGTTTATGCCTTATACTCTGGAAAGTCTTATTAAAGATGGAACATTAAATCTTGGTGATCTTTTTACACCAGAACTGCAAGATAAAGCTGCATTAGCATTGGCAAAACGAAGAGGAGTTACCTCAGAAATGTTAAGAAAAGAAGGCCTTAGTGCAAATATTTCAGCAAAACTTGCACCAGAATGGGCATCTTTTCCTACTTTATCTGGTGGTAGTTATTATGGTCAACCATTTAAAGAATTAAGTTCTTTACAGAAAATATATAAAGACACTTTATCTAAATCGTCAATTTCTACTTCTGGTTCAAACCCAATTTCGGTTGGATTAGATTTACTCAAACAGGGTTTTACAGTTGCTGAAAATAGATTTTTCACAAAATTTCAGGGTTTTAATCCTGCTGGAACGTCAATTGTAGGTAGACATTCAAATAGTGCAGATCATGCCGAACATTCCCTAGATGTAACTGATTGGCGTGGATCTGAAAGTGAAGGTATTGAAAGACTTAAAAAATTATTTAAAAAGTTATACCATAATAAAGAAAAAATGGGAATAGTAGAATTAATTTTTGATCCAATTGGCCATTGGTTTGATGGTATGCGTTCGTATTCTGCAGATCCTATAGGGGGTCATCATAATCATTTGCATATTAGATTTAAAACTCCAGCGAGCAAATCAATTTTCTCCCAGCAATTAAAATCATCAGTATCATATAATAAGAACATTAATTTAGCTTCAAATCAACCCACATCATTGGTTACAAATTATATAAGTAATAAGAATACATATACTGATAACTCACAACAAACACAAATTTTAATTCAACCTATTCTTACATAATGAAAGATTTAAGGCCAGAAATACAAGTAAAACGACTTGAAATTCTATCAAATAATGGCAAATCAGTTGAAATTTCTAGTGGACTTGCTCAACTTTACTATTATGAAAGTATTCTTGAAAATTCGGTAAAAGCAGATATAACTTATGCAGATACTGGTAGCCGCAATTATCCTGGAGAGACTTTTTCTTCATCTGAAGCGAATGATGCAGATCTTCAATATGCAGAAAAAGTCTTTATGGATATTGAAGATGAAGAGACGGGTAGAGTTCAATTTATAACACCAGAAACCTGCCTACATTTCATTACTAGACCAAAAATTGTAGGAAATACTCGTTCAGAAATAATTTCAGCTAATCTTGCAAGCAAAGAATATTTAAATAATCAATTTGAGAGCGCGAGAGTTTCTAGAACATATGAAGGAAAAATATCAGAAACTATAAAGAGAATTTTAAGAAATCATTTACAAACATCTAAGACAATATTCATAGAAGATACTCTTAATAATCTAAAAATAGATGGAAGAATTGATAATAGTTCAATGCCATTTCAAGTTATTAGAGAACTTTCCAAAAAATCAATACCAATACTTCCATCTAAAACATCTGAAGGATATACGGCTGGTTATTTTTTCTTTGAGACCTCTGATGGTTATCATTTCAAATCTATTGATAATCTTCTATCTCAAACACCAGTGAAAAAATACATAATGAACAATACGATTGATTTGCCATTTGGATATGATGGAAAAATCTTAAAGTATGAATTCAGAGAAGGACCATCAATAATCAATCAAATGAAAGCTGGAACCTATAATTCAACAAGAATTACATTTAATCCAATAACACATGAATATAAAAGAGAATCTATAAATGCAAATCAACAAAATAAAGGATCAGTAAGATCTGGGAAAAATCTTCCAAATATCCCAGAAGAATTAAACCAATCAACAAAAACCACATTTTCAACTCTTGATATTGGTCAAATGCCTTATGGAATTTCTATAGATGATCAAGTTCAAACATCTGAACAAGAAAATTTTAAAGTGAGAGAAATATTAAATCAAAGTATAATGAGATACAATCAACTCTTTTCATTGCCTCTTACTGTAACTATATTTTGTGATGTTTCTCTTCATGCTGGAGATATGATTGAATGTGTATTTCCAGAGGTTTCATCAAAACAGACACAAACTCTCAGTAAGAAAAAATCGGGTAGATATCTTGTTACGGATCTTTGTCATTTTATTTCACCAATTGGTCCAAATTATACTAAAATGATTCTTGCAAGAGATAGTTATGGTTAATAAATATCAATAAAAACTGATGAAGATACATATTGGAATTATTGAATCAGATTTTGATGAAAAGAATTCAAATCATAGTTTATGGTCCAATGAATCTGAAATCAAAGGATGGGGCAAAAGATATAAGGTAAGAATACCAGGTGTCCATTCCGAAGATAAGGCAGTTACACCATCTTCTGCATTGCCGATTGCAGAAATTATTTATCCAGTAACTGCAGGAACTGGTCATGATGCCTGCTATCAAACAGATAATCTAAAACCTGGATCTACCGTCATTCTATGGGAAGATGACAATAAAAGACTTTTTATTACTGGATGTAAGGGTAATAATGAAAAAACAAATTTATTCCGTGGCGAACCTAATCAAGGTTTCATTCCTTATAGTTTAACTCTTAGTGGTCCTTCTTTTAACTTTTCAACTGTTGATAATAAATTTTTTGAGTCAACTTCAAATGCAGCCTATCTCAATAATTGGGCTAATTTTTATGAACTATCCGATGGTAAAAGAACTTCCCCACTAACTTCATCTTCAATATGTGAAAGAGCACCATTAGGTCAAATACAAATTACCATACAAAATTTCATTAAAGATATAAATGAAGCAAAGCTGTGGTTAGCTAAACAGAAGAAATCTTTACAACAACCAATACAAGTTGGAATTTCAACTGGAGAAAATCTTAATAAAAGTATTGACAATCAACAGTTATTTCAGAATATTCAAAAACCAGTTACTCAAACATATTCAATTGATCAATGGCTAACAAGTAAGATACAAAATGTATCAAAAGATATTTCTAAATTCTTGAAAGATGTCTCAAATAGAATTGAAACTGGTGTTACTAATCTGATAAATGATGCACTAAAGAAAGTATATTACACATTGTTTCCAAAACAACAGCAGGAATTAAAAGTAAAAGTAGAAACTGCAAATGATTTGATAGCTTGCCTCTTCAGAAAAATTGTTCGCAATTTATTAAAAATGGTTGCAAACTTTCTGAAAAGTGCTGCAGATAATATCACGAATCCTGCAATTTGCATAATTGAAAATTTTATTGGGGGTTTATTTGGAAAAATTCTTGGGTTGATTACAAGTGCAATTGATGCAATTCTACAACCACTAAATGCAATTTTAGGAATTTTTGATATTGCTTCTGATCTTCTTAATATTGTTGAAGATGTTTTAACCACTCTTTCGTGTGATGAACAACCCTCTTGCCCAAAAATTCAAGAATGGAGTCTTTGGGAAGGAACAGAATCGGTTTTCACTACTACAAATTTTTCAGATATTTTTAATAAGATTAAATCTTTCTCAGCATCTGTGCAGGATTCTATTGATCCAGATAATTTTAATTTTGATCTAGATTTTTCAGATATTTTTGCAAATAATTGTAATGTGGGTGCTCTTGCTTGCGGGCCACCTACAGTCAAGTTTATTGGAGGAGGTGGTTCTAATGCATCTGGAAATGCAATCATTAACTCTTTAGGTCAAATTATTGGGATTGACATTACTTCTTCTGGTAGAAACTATTCGTCACCTCCTGTAATAAAATTCGCAGACAATTGTGGAAATGGTTCAGGTGCGATAGGGCGAGCAGTAATTGGACCAGTATTTGTTAGTATCCCAAGTAGTTCTATAATTGGGTTAAATACAAATACTTCTGGTATATCAACAAACACAACTAATACTGGAATTGGAACTACTGTTATAGAAACAACTGGAGTAATTAATGTAATTATAGAAGACACTGGAAATGGTTATCTTCCAGTATCTGATGGAAGTCTTGGGGCAACTGGCTTGACACTATCAGATAAATTAATTAATCCAACTATAAAATATCCAATAAGTTCAAATGGCTCATATTCAGTAATCATGAAGTTATGTGAAATTATTATTGATGATGGTGGATTCGGTTATAATCAATCGGATACAATTTTAATAAATCCATCAAATGGAGCAGTAGCTAGACCATATTTTACAACAGGTGGCTCTCTCTATAAAATTGAGATTCTAAGTAAAGGTGAAGGATTTATTGAACCTCCAAATATTACAGTTGTTTCAAAAACAGGATTTAATGCAGTTTTGATACCTAGATTATGCGTAGAACAAATAGGCGAACAAATAAATTCAACTGCACTAGATAAGATAATTGATGTCGTAGATTGCCCCGGAAAATAAAATGAGCACTAAAAAATTATCAACAATTCGTTATGGAAATAAAGATGCTGAATTAAAATTTGGCCATCTTCATTCCGATGGAAAAATTTCAGCATTTATTGTAAGAAGTGGAACTGATCCTAATCATTATATTTCCATGGATTCTGAAGGAGCCCCACATAGAAAACATGGAACAATTTGCAGATCAACAGGTGCTTTTCAAATAAAAGCAGGAGATAATGTAAAATCCACTGGTATTGAAGAAAATATTGGGGTTTATATTGAAGCTGTTGATGGTGATATTGTTCTTAATGCCAGAAATGGAAGAGTTAGAATTATTGGAGAAAATATTGATCTCATTGCGAGAGGCGCAGATGGACAAAATGGTAACATAAGTATTGATGCAAATGAGAAGGTAATTATAAATGCCTCAAGCGTTTCTATTAATTCAAAAGTCTCAACGCGAATTGTATCAGAAAAAAGAGTTGAAATGATTGGTAAAGCTATACTTAACTGTTATGGTGGTTTAATTGATTTTGCAGATGGATCAACAAAAATTAATGGCTCTAAAGGTGGTTCAACATTTGAGGATTTTTTTAAATGAAAGTTCCTGATTTTTATGTTGGTAAAAGACTATTTGTTGGAGATGGTGAACCAATTGCTCTAGGCCTCGGTCCAACAGAAGTACGAGGTTCAGCTTACATTGAAGGTCCACTTCTAGTGGGGGATGCAACAAAATTTCCAACAATTACTGCAGCCTTAATGGTTGCCCCGCAAATAAATTCAGATGTAAAAACTCCAGCTTTTTGGTCTGCTTATTTTCATGGCGGCGTGCGTGTTAAAGGAACAATAATTGCTGATACTATTGCTGCAACTCAATCTAAACCTTTTATCATTGATCATCCAACAAAACCAGATAAAAAACTGGTGCATGTTGCACTAGAGGGTCCAGAGAATGGAGTTTATGTAAGGGGTAGATTAACAGATTCTTCAATTATTGAGCTACCAGAATATTGGAAAAATTTAGTAGATGAAAAAACAATTACAGTAAATTTGCAAACAATTGGAATTGAGCAGCAATTAATTGTAGAAGACATTAAAAGCAATCAAATTTTTGTTCGTAGCAATATAAGCTTAAATATTGATTGTTTTTATCATGTCTATGGGACAAGAAAAGATATAGATAAACTTAAAGTTGAGGTAAATCCAGAAGATTATGGCCTTTGAATACAATAAAAACTTTGGAGCATTCATTCGCAAAAAATATGGTTATCCTATAGAAGATTATGAAGTAGATCCAAATTCTTTAGATTTTGGTCTTGAGTATAATATAAATGTTGCAGCAGTTTGGGTTGGGAATTCTCCAATGCAATATGCTTACTGTGATTTAACGAGTGATACTTCTTTAACATTAAGTCACTCTTCTGGTTCATTAACCGAATTTATACTTAATGCAAATAACCTTAATATAAATTCAAGTGCAAAAATTTCATTAAATTCACCCATTGTAGAATGTTCAACTGAAATTAAAGCACCTCTAGGAACTTTTATTAATCTTTCGGCTCCATATAAGATGTTTGATATCAAACATCCATCAAAAGAAAATATGAGACTTAGACATGCCTGCCTTGAGGGTCCTGAAATTTCAGTTTTCATTAAAGGCAGATTACAAGGTAAAGATACAATTACTCTTCCAGAATATTGGAAAGAATTAATTGATCTTGAAAGTATCAATGTAAGTCTTACACAAATTGGAAGAAATCAGGACTTATTTGTAGTTTCAATTAATGATAAAGAAATAAAAATTTCCTCAAATTTAACTAACTTTATAGATTGCTTCTACACAATTATGGCCACAAGAAAAGATGTTGAAAAATTGGAGGTTGAGGTAAATGAGTACACGCCCTGAAACGAAAGAGTCTTTAAGAAATCTATTTACCGCTAAATGGAATTTGCCAAAAGCTGCAGATAATGCGAATCTTTCATACAAAGAAATGAAAATAATTTTTAATGAGTTTTGTGAGCTTAATCCTCCATCCTTTGAACCAGATCTAGAAGTGTCATAGTGGGCATTTAACTGTTGAAAAATTGATTTAAGCTATCTATAAATCACAAACACCCAAAATGAATGATTGCCCTGGGGAATTTTATGATGAACATGAAATTGATTATAATGATCTAAATTTAACAGTTGTCATTTATCGCAAAAACGAAGATTATCTTTTACTGCGAAGAGAATTTGACACGATGATGGAAGCATTGAATTATGCTCAAGATATTGCTGGAGAGTTTAAAGTTATTGGAGTTGTCAGAAAAAATTATCCAGTGACAGTTTGATAACTGCCCTATAATGACTCAATTGGCTTTCATAGTTGCTATGCTATGGAAGCCACTTTAAATGAATTCATGTCTGATACTCCAGTTTCTTTCAATTTAGGTACACCTGAACTTGCGCAGTCTATCACAAATCATTTTATCACCAGAAGATATCTGAACGGTGGTAGCTCACATTTAAAGACTTTGAAAATTGAATATGATTTGCAAAATCACGATCCCCAACAGCTTATTGATTTGTTTGTAAATATTGGATATAAAGTGATAGGTTGCCTAAGCACTGACTCATTATTATATAATGAACATAATTTAATTTATACTCGGTTCTTACGTGGTGGTTATTCTAATATTAGTATTCATGGTGATAAGACTAATTTTGATGAAATTGAAAATCTTATTTTATCAAAATTCAACAAGTGGGATGGCAACAATAAATCTAAAATAAAATGGTGTTTTCTCAATGATTGTGGTAAGATTGAGTATCTAGAATCAAATTTAGAGGAAAAAAATCCACCCTTCACAGAAATGTATCCATTTCTTAATGGTGAAAGTCTTCATGATTATTATGAGCGATATAACAATTCTTCTGCATCTATTCTCCTTTTGCAGGGTCCACCCGGTACTGGTAAAACTACATTTATTCGGGGGTTACTACAGCATCTTAAAAAGAGTGCATTATTGTCTTATGATGATGCAATCTTAAAAAGTGATAATTTTTTGAATATTTTCATTAAGGATAATAATATAAATTTTCTAGTTTTTGAAGATGCTGATGCTTATCTGACCTCTAGAGAATCTGGTAATAAGGTGATTCATAAATTTCTCAATGCTGGTGATGGTCTCATTTCTAAATCTAATAAGAAAATTATCTTCACTACAAATCTTCAAAGTATTACCGATATTGATTCGGCACTTACTCGGCCAGGAAGGTGTCATGATATTTTACAATTTCGTAGTCTCACTACAGATGAATCTATTAAAGTTGCCAGCATTTGTAAAATCGAAATTAAATTACCAGAAAAAGAATATACAATTGCAGAAATATTTAATACACAAACCAATACTGAGAAGAAAGTAATCCGAAATATTGGGTTTGGCAATCCATGAAAATATCCAACACCCATCAAAGTTTTGCAGATAATTTTAATCTCCAAACTGCTCTATATTATCCTGAACAATTCTTGGGTCCCAATTGGAAAGATGTACTGAACTTCTGGCTCTATTTGGATACTTTACATTATGAAGTTCTTAGGTTAATTGACATGAGATATTATACTTTAGGGGAAATAGGGACATTAAAGAAACTTTCTTGGAATGTTGCTAAAGATACTATAGGTCTTAAATATGCAGATGCAGCTTGGCACGCCAGCCCAACACTTGCAGATGGTTGTGCAACCTGTGAACTTATCGGCTCACACAATCTTAAGTCTTTGAATTTTCTTCCCTTGTTTTTGAATCTATGAAAATCTCTACAACACATCAAAAATTTGCAAATGATTTAAAAGACCAAACTGCTCTAGAATACCCTGAATATTTTATAGGTCCCAATTGGAAAGATGTTCTGAACTTCTGGATTTATTTGGACACTTTGAGCGGTGAAAAGCGTAAGATAATTAGCAATCGCTTTGATAATCTTGAAGAGCTGGGCCGATTAACAAGTATTACTCTGAAAGCTGCTGAAGATACTATAGGTGTTAAATATGTAGATGCAGCTTGGAGTGCCCCTCCATCATTTGCATCTGCTTATGCAACCTGTGAACTTATCAATTCACATAATCTAGAGTCTTTTAATTTTCTTCCTTTGTTTTTGAATCCATGAAAATCTCTAAAATACATAAAAAATTTGCAGATCATTTAGATGATCAAGATGCCCTAAAATATCCTGAAGAATTTCTAGGTACTAATTGGAAAGATGTTTTGAACTTCTGGATTTATTTGGACACTTTGAGTGATGGAGAACATAATTTAATTAATGAACATAATTTAATTAATGAACATTATTACAATTTAAATTGTATTCATGTAAAAGAAGCCAATAAGAAAGCTACTAGACGTATTATAGGTTACTATTGTGCAAATGCAGCTTGGAATGCCACTCCTACAGTTGCATCTGCTTATGCAACCATTGAACTCATTGGTTCTCATAATCTAGAGTCTATTAATTTACTTTCATTGTTTTATCAATCAGAAACTTTTAAGTGTCACTTCAAAAACTGGACTAGCACCTAAATCAACCTGAGGACAAACAGCTATTATGATAAAAGTTAATTCACTCAAAGACATGACAAATCTTCCATATGATGCTGTAGTTTTTATTGGCAGATTTAATCCACCTCATCATGAACATTTAAACATCATTTGTCGCGCTTTTGAAACTCTTTCACATAAGGTAATTATAATTATTGGTTCAGCAGGAAAGCCAAGATCATATAAGAATCCCTTTTTTGAAAACGAAAGGGAAAACCTCATCATTACAAGCCTGCTACATGATTATGGTCATCATACAACACAGACCGAAAATTTTCATATCTTCCATAGCATTGATTACATTTATGATAACAAAAAATGGGCAGATGAAATCAAAAAGCAAGTAAAAACGGTAACCGCAGAAACTGACAAAATTGCAATCATTGGTCACCGAAAAGATCAATCATCATTCTATCTTGACCTATTTCCCGAGTATGATTTGATTGAACAACCAATGACTCAAAATCTTAGTTCCACAGATATCCGAAAACTCTACTTCAAAGAATCCCCCAATCTCAACTTTCTTTCGGGTGTTATTACAGATAGTGTAAGTGAGTTTTTGAAAGAATTTTCAGAAACTGAAGATTTTCAGATGTTGGTGAGAGAAAGGGAGTATGAGGAAAATTATAAGAAGCCCTTTTCACTTTTACCATATCCTCCAGTATTTGTAACTGCAGATGCTGTAGTTTTTTCTGGGAATCAAATTCTTTTGATTGAACGAGCCAACGAACCTGGAAAGGGTCTATTGGCTCTTCCTGGTGGATTTTTGGATGCTAACTCGGATGCTTCACTCCAAGATGCAATGTTTCGTGAACTTAAAGAAGAAACTGGTCTTGAATTAACTGAAAAAGATATCACAGAATTCAATGTATTTGATGCAATTGATAGAAGCTCAAGAGGCCGAGTGATCACTATGGCATATACTTTAAATGTTCCAGATCGGTTTTTACATCAAGTCATAGCATCTACAGATGCAAAAACTGTAGATTGGTATCCTATCTCAAGTCTAAACCGAAGACAGTTTTTTGAAGATCATTTTGAAATTATTTCTCAATGTGGAGGGTTTTGAACATGTCATGCTTTTCCGAACAGCGTCACCAGTTGAATCTCAGGATCCAGCAGGAGAGCAAGGAAAATCTTAAACATTATGGTTTGAATGTATCGGATCGGGTATTGGCGATCTTAATGGCAAACTACTGTTGTGAAATGGGTAGGCTTCTTGATGAAAATGGTTTATTGGCTGGCTTAAGTGATGATTGTTTTTATTGGTATGATAATCACAAAAAGAGAGATAAGAGTAAAAGAGATGAAAAGATGAAACAACTTAAGGAACTACAAGATAATCTACAAGCCCAATTAAAAGAAGTAGAAAATCAACTCAAGGAGCTAAATTGATTGTGACAAATCAACCACTTTGGAAGCAACTGGAAAAAGGAAACTGGACAAAAGTTATTGAATTATTGCAGGACAATTTGATCACATTATTCAATTCTGAGGCTAACAAGGCTAAAATGCCAGAAATAACTTTATGTAGGGATTGCATACATTGGGAATGCAATATTGCTAACTCAGAACTTGAAAATTATCCAAGGAATATTAAACCTTCAGATGGTTGGATTGATGGTCAATGTAGTAAACTTAAATATGAAACTTATATTTCAACTTATGGTGGCAATCAGTGTCCTGTTGTATTAATTGAAACTGATGCAAACTTTTGGTGTGCATGTGGTAGTCCAAAATGAAAGATGAACATTTAAGAATATTGAGACATATGCTGGGCCTAACCGATTTATACAAAGCAATTCCAGAACCATATAGAAATTATTATTGTGCTAATCCTGGCAATGAAATTTTACATGAATTGCAAACACTAGGAATGGTTAAACTCTATAATATTTGTGATAATTATGAATGGTTCACTACAACAGATTTAGGAAAATCCAAAGCCATAGAAAGCTTTTGGAAATTACAAAAGCCTAAAAAAGCTAGGAGATATGTATGCTTCTTGAGGATTAAAGATATTTATAATCAGCTAACATTTAAAGAGTTTTTAACACTCCCAGAATTTAAAACACATCGTACCAATTGCTAACTCACTCATGATAAACATTCTAGTCATTTTATTTCAACTCTATTTTTCAATTCCAATTTCTCAAAGTAATCCTTTTTGGATCTTTAATGTTTGGTTTTATTCTCTAGGTTTTATCAGTCAATTGATTATTCTTTATGCAATTTTAACACAGCCTGGAGTTTTTACCTTTATTGAAAATGAAGTCAGAAACATCTATTATAAAAACCTGGCATCTCAGGAAGAAAGATTTTCCTATTATGCTACAATTGTTATTGAATTCATTGAGCTGTTTCTTTTTCTTTATTTTGGACTTTATAATGTTTTCATAGCTTATTCACTTTACCTTGGAACTTTTTATCTCATTCGGCATTTTCTATTCTCAACTGAAAAATCGTAGACAGTTCTCCTTCTGTCACTGGTTGGTTGAGACAACGGGCCATTTCACCTATAATGTTCTTAACACTAAAACATTCAAAATCAAATGACAATTTCTAAATCAATCGTCTGCAACACAGATCTTTACAAATATTCTCAGCCTTATCAATATCCTAAAAATACCCAAGCTATTTTTTCGTATATTGCAAGTCGCGGTGGAGATTGGGATCAAAGTGTTTTCTTTGGACTTCAAATGTTCCTAAAAGAATATCTTGAACCGAGAGTAACTACTGAAGATATTGATTATGCTCAAGAATTGATTCCAGCACATGGGCTTCCTTTTTATAGAGATTTGTGGGATTATATTGTTGATGCACATGACGGAAAACTGCCACTAAAAATCAGAGCAGTTCCTGAAGGAACTGTAGTTCCAACTAAAAATGTTCTAGTTACAATTGAACCAACAGACCAAAACTGCTGGTGGCTTGTAGATCACGTTGAATCTCCTCTTCTTAGGGGAGTCTGGTATCCCACTACCGTTTGCACTAATTCTTATTTGAGCAAAGCAATCATCAAAGAGTATCTAGAAGAAACTGGATCACCAGAATTGCTATCAACTCGTTTGAGTGATTTTGGATTAAGGGGAGTTTCATCTTTTGAATCTTCTGGAATTGGAGGTGTTGCACATCTAGTTCATTTTGATGGAACTGATAATGTAAATGGATCTCAATATGCTAGACATTTTTATAATAGAAAGTTGACTGGGCTTGAATCCATTCCAGCAATGCAACATTCTACAGTAACATCTTGGGGTAGAGAAGCTGAAGTTGACTCATATCGCAATATGTTGAGTCTATTTGGGTTTCCTAAAGCTGTTATTGCCTGCGTTAGTGATAGTTACAACATTTATGAGGCATGTGAAAATCTATGGGGAGACCAATTACGTGAAGAAGTTATTAATTCTGGTGCAATTGTTGTTGTTAGATCTGATAGTGGGGATCCAACAGTCGTTCTACTTAAATGTCTAGAAATTCTTGATAAGAAATTTGGACACACGGTAAACTCTAAAGGTTATAAAGTCTTGAATAATGTGCGCCTCTTTCAAAGTGATGGAATCAAACATGATCTAATTTCTAGGATTCTTTATCTTTTCAAGGCCGCTGGGTTCTCTACTGATAACATTGCCTTTGGTCAAGGTGGTGCACTACTTCAACAACTTGATCGGGATACTCAAAAAGAAGCAATGAAAGGTTCTGCAATTATGATTAATGGCATTTGGTATGAAATGTATAAGGATCCAATTACAGATCCAGGTAAAAGCTCTTTCAGGGGTCGCTTAGATTTATTCCAAACTGATGATGGAGTTTTCACTGCGAAAGAAGGTTCTTTCAATTACCCATCAGCTCTAAGAAATGTTTTTGAAAATGGTGATCTTTATCATGTTGAAGATATGG